ATAAATGCGGCTGCCGACGAGCCCCGACACGGTGGCGTCTGCGATCAAGGCCGCACGCAGGACAGACTCGGGGCTTTTGAGTGCCATCGTCGGATCCTCAGAACGGCGTGATAGGTAGGCCGCGGCCGTCGGGCTTGCGTTGGAACCTATCTGCCAAGTCGCGCAGGGCGGCGTTCACGCTCTTGGTCATCTCGATAGGCAGGAGCGCCCGCATCTCGGGCAACGCCCTCTGGAAAGCCGTGCGGACGGGGGGCTGTCCCGTGGAGCCGCCAATGGGCATGCTCGACAAATAGACGGTCTGCCCGCGTGGCGCGCGCTTGAAAAACGCCTTCGGGAATGCAGGGCTGGTCACCACCCGGGCGACGCCCTTGAACTGCCCGCGCTTTGCCACAGGACGAATCACGAAAGGGCCCAGCCTTTTGAACGAAGACGCGATGGGGCCTTTCGTGCGACGGTCACGCGTGCCGAACTCGAGGAAGCCCATGTGGAAGGCACGATCCTTCCCCTTCTTGACCGTGCCTGCAGTGGCCTTCACTCGACCGCTGCCAGCCGCCGTGAACCCGACGAGACCGACGGCGTTGCCGCCCTTGTAGGTCTTCACCTTGGACGCGATGGCACGGCGCAGGTTGCCAGTGGGCCCACGAGGCGTCGTGCTTCTCAGCGCTGACAGGCCCGGCTTGAGGCTACGCCTGATAGCTGCACCGAGGTGCTTCCTGGCAAGACTCGGCCTGAAGTTGGTGAACGCCCGCTTCAGGTTGTCGAGCTCGGGGAACGCGACTTTCATGGCCGGACCCCTACTCACTGCGTGACTCCTGGCAGATGGCCTCGTGCTCAGACCGGTTTGAGCGCTCGAGCAGGGACACGATTTCGAGGGTGCGCCCGCGCCATGCGAATCGATGCGACTGCGTGAGCCCGGGGAGGTAGCGGAGCCGCACGCGATGCGTGATGTTCACCTCCTGCTGGCCGGCGACCAGGGCCTCGCGGACGCTGACGCCCTCGACGCTTGCCCACACAGCCGAGCTGTTCGACCACGTCAGCACCGTCTCGCCGAGTGCATTGGTGGCACCGCTGGCCACCTGCACTGTCACCCGCTCTCGGAGCGCTCCGGGATCCATCATCGGTATGAGCCCCACTTGATGCTGTCGAGTAGGGCGCGGACGCCAAACGGCACTTCCGTGGCTGCGGCTTGGTCGGCGGCCATACGCCGTTCGTACCAAAAGCCGACCAGCATGAGGATCGCGGACTTCACGACCTTCGGAACCTTCGTGCCGTCCTCGCCGTAACCGGCCCACCACGTGACCGTGACGCTGTTGCGGTCCAGCAGATGGCTAGGCCACGTGCCGGCGTAGACAGTGCGGATGACGCCAGGCGTGGCCGTGCGATCCACGCGGTATTCGCTCGTCGCCAGCGTGCCGGTGCCGCCGCCCTCCTGGGCGTAGGTGACAGACGTGGCCGTGTTGCCAGATGCCACCGCGACCGGGGGACGCGGCAACTCGATTTCCCAGGGGAATGTGTCGAGCGTCATGGCGTACTGGGTGTGGATGAACGTGCGGTCGGTGTAGACCTCACACCACTCACGCGCCGCGGAAATAAGGCCGGCGATGTAGGTGTCGTCGGTTTCGCTGTCCACGCGCAGGTGCAGCTTCGCGTCGGCAACACTCACCGGCTCGACCTCCGGTCCGCTCGTGCGTGTAAGGCTGCGGTACTTCATCGGCCTTTTCTCCTGCGTGGAGTGCGGTCGGCACGCTCGACAGCTGGCTCGAGCGAGGCAGTCTCGATTTGCGGCATGGCGGCAGGCACCGGGACTGCCCGCCCCATGCGGATCCACACGTCGGCCACGCCCCCGCCAATGGTGACGATCTGGCCTTTGACGTAGCGTCCGAAGCCTCGCGTGATCTTGACTGCCTGCGGCATCAGCCTGCCCTCCAGATGCTCTCAGGCTTCTTGCCTTGGGCGTTGAACTCGGTGGCGTACTGATAGACGGGGTTGGCGAGCTCACGGCCAGGCCAAGTGATCACGTACTCGCCGTGGCCGATCACGACACGCGGGGTGACGAAGCACCGGTTCCCGCTCTTCTTCCACTGCTTCCAGAACCAGATGTCGGGATCGACGCGACCTTCGTTCCACCCTCCCTGAGGGTCCGGCTGAGACCAGAACCAAGGCTTGATCGCACGACGCAGCGCCCTCGTGCTGATGATTGTGCAGCCGAAATGCGCGGCATCCACCTCCTGGACCGGCTCCGCAAACCACTCCCTCGGCACGTGGTTGGTGCCGTCCGCCGGAGGATCATCGAGCGTCCCCAGCATGGTGAACATCGGGCGTCCGTCTTCTCGCTTAGTCTGGATCGGCGCGAGCGCGTCGCACCCGAATGTCAGCGCCAGCGAGAAAAGGTGCTCGATGTCCTCCTTGAGAATGAAACTGTCGTAGTCCAGCGTCAGGATGTACTCGTTGGAGTCCATCACTCCTTCGAAGATGCGGCTATTCACCTGATCCCAGAAGGCACCGGTGCCCATCGTCGGCTCGATGCCGAGAGGCATCAAAGCCTTCCACCAGCCGAAGTGGTTGGACGTGAACGACAGCCGCGGCATGGACAGCACGGCGTGCACACGGATCTCCACCGTGGTGTCGCCGACCTTGATCAGCATCGTGCCTCCCGGAAACGCGAAACGGGCGACGGGGGCCACCCGCCGCCCGCTTGGGCGTTGAGATTGTCGGACGCGTCAAGCCGTCAGCCGGCCACCGCGACCGAGGCACCCTTCTCGCTGGCCGTGTCCGGGCCGTCCTCAGGCTTCCCGAGGCGGGCGACCGAGTAGACCGAGCCGGTCGCTTGGCCGGTGGCCACGACCTTCAGGTAGCGCTTCTTGCCACGCAGATCGACGTCGAACCGCACGACGGTGTCGCTCGAGGTGTTCGCAGGGGTCGGGATCGTGAAGCTCGTGCCACCGACGAACCCAGACACGTCGCTGTAGCTCGAGGTGCTGTCGCCGTGCTGGAGCTTGCACACCAGCGCGACGGCCGAGTTGGTGCCGGCGGCGGCCACCTTTTCGAACGCCACGTCGATGGACGCGTGCTTGAAGCCGAGGGTGTCGATCTCGTGCGAGTGCGTGGCAGAAGACGTGATGTCGTCCGACAGGCTCGCCAGCGTCTTCGTGTTCTCGAGGCGGTTCATGGGACGGTCTCCAGGGCCAGGTCAGGATTGAGAGAAGGACGCCGACAGCCGATCAGGAGTTGCCCTTGATCGCCACGATGGGACCGGCGACCGAAGAGTCGCCGACCGAGTGCCAGACCATGGTGCCGCGGGCCACGCCCGTGAAGAGCGTCTGGTCGAACTCGACGTAGCGCTCGGTGCTGACCCGGGTGGCGAACTGCGACCGCAGGCCGAACATGCCCGCGAGATCCGGCCGACCGAAGTAGGCGATGATCTCGTTGGTGAAGTCGGTGTCCGTGGCGTGGGTCTGGTGATCTCGACCGGGAATCCGGCGAACTGCAGGCCCGTGCCCCCCTCGACGGAGACGCGGCCGCCGGCGGCCATGTCGAGCCGCTGCATCGCCAGGGCGAAGCCGACGCTCGAGATGTACCAGCGGGCACCGTTCAGGGCGTACCGAGGGAGCTTGCCGAGCGCGCCGAGGAAGTCCGCGGCCACCAGCTCCTCCCACGTGTCGCGGCCGGATCCGGTAGTGTGGACCGACGCGGAACCGATCTTGTTCTTGAGTCCGTAGACTCCGCCGTAGGTGCTGGTGCCGTCGCCGGCGACAGCCGCGGCCTCGAGCTTGCCGGAGATCGCCGTGGCGAACTCCTCGGTGATGAAATCGCCGAGGGAGATGGCCGAATCGGCGAGCACCTCGTTGGAGACCTTGGTGCCGACCGTCAGCTTGGACGCGACCAGCTGCACCTGGTTCACCGCCGGGTCGCTCGTGCTGATCTCGGCGTTTTCGCCGGTCCAGTTGGCCGTGACGCCGGAGACCCGCTTCGGGAACAGCACGGCGTCGCTCGCCATGGGCACCTGCTGCATGGAGCTGGCCCACACCGAGTACACGTCCACCAGCCGGATGAGGTTGGCGACCATCACGTCGGGGACGAGCGCACCGCCGGCCGAGTTGGTCGCCTCGCCCATGGTCCGCACCTCGACGCCGTGGTCGGCGCACCACAGGCGTGCGTCGGCGTCGTTGCCGTACTGGGCCTTGAGCCACTGCCCGACGGTGAAGGCGTCCTTCGGATCCTTGTACGCACGCAGCTTGCCGCGGTAGGCGACGGGCTCGATGCGGGCACGCTCGGCCTTGGCCGGCTCGACCGCAGGGGTGCAGCGATCCACGACCGACCGCAGGCTCTTGGCCTTCTCGGCGACCGCGTGCTCGAAGGCGAGCTTCTTGGTCGTCTCGTCCGCACGGCGGGAAAGAGCCTCGAGCTCGAGGTCACGGGCGGCGATGGCGTCGGCGTCCTGGCACTCCATGGCCCGAACGGCGTCCATCCGGTTGGCGATCTCGGCGCCCTCGTCGGTGAGCTGCTTGATGACGTCCATGGTCTGCGTCTCCGGTGCGAGCGGCGGCGTGCCGCGGTGCGATGGACGCAGACTAGGACCGCCCTCCCGGAGCCTTGAAGAAACGGAGGGCCGAATGTGTTGTGCGAACAACGACGCGGCCCCTGGCACCGCACCTAGGGCAGCGCACGTAGCGGAGTTGCTCCGCGCCGCACGCGCGGCTGGAGCGTGTCCGCATCGTCTCGCCGCATTGGCACCGGGGCCGGTCAGCCACGCATCTGGCTCCGAAGACGGAGGGCGGCTGCGATTGCAGCGTAAGGCGCCATGGAACGTGTCGGCACAGGCGTGGGCGACTGACGCGATGCCAGCCACACCTCGTACGAACGCATGGCGACGCTGGCCGTGGAGGCCGGATACGCAGGCACCAGGACCGGCCCAACGTCGTAGAGGCCGGACACCTCGCGGATGTGGCGGATGGCATTGCCCTTTTCGTCGGGCACGAACGCCTCGCCCTTCGCGTCCACGGTGAAGGCGAACGACGAGCCCTTTACGTCGCGCCGCTGGATCAGCTCGAGCACGTCGGCCCTGCTGGCTGGCGGCGTCACCACGTAGCGAAGGCCCTTGTCGTCGCTCGACAGCTCGAGCGTGCCGCTCGAGGTGCGACCGAGGACGATGTCGGAGTTGTGGTTGAACAGCGCCACCACGTCCTGGCGGCCCCGCTCCCGCCCGAGCACCTTGTCGAAGGCTCCCGGCAGGATCATCTCCCGAAAGCCGCCCAGATCGAGCGACAGGCGGTTGTAGACCGCGGCGTACCCAACGATGGCCGCTCGGCCATCGGCGCGGGTCTCGACGACCAGGTCGTCGGCCGCCTCGAACTCGAAGTCACGGCGTTCGATGTCGCTCATGGGATGGCTCCTGTTCTCGTCTTCAGCGTTCATCTGTCGCACCAGTTTCTCGGCCCACGAGCGCCCCGGATCGCCGCCCCATAGGGCCCAAGCAATTCGGCCATTGCTGGGGAAACCGTCTTCGCCTGGGCTCCAGCCCTGACCTTGTTTGTCGATTTCGTGACGGTCGAAATAGGCCTTCATTCGCCGCGCGGTGTCGGGCGAGATCTGCGTACCGTTGCTCAGGTCGCGGGCTCGGGCGATGCCGACCTCGGTGCCGCCGCGGCCGTACTCACGCCGCCACGCCAGCCCGCGCGTGGCTTCGTTGCGCACGCCTTCCGGCGGGGTAAAGTCAAGCGACTCATACACCATCGGCAGGCACCTCTGACTGATCCTCCACGTCGTCCTCCGGCGAGTCCTCGACCTCGATGGCAGGTGCCGGCTCCGCAGGGGGCTGCGGCGGCGGGCCAGCCACGGCGCTCTCGACGGTCTGCATGTTCAGCGGAACCAGTCGCAGCTTTCCCGCGTCTGCCGGCAGCGGAGCCATACCGAGGTACGCCCTGGCTTCGTCGATGTCGTACACGCCCCTGTCGAGCATCGCAGTCACGAACGCAGACTGGGCGGCGGAGTCTCCACGCAGCAGGCCGTTGACGTTGTGCTCGGCGAAGTAGCGGTCGTCATCGGCGATAAGATCCCGGGAGATCGCCGCTTCCCAACGCTTGAGGTGCGGCAGCAGGCAATGCTGAACGAACTCAGTGCCCTGCACCTCGATGTTGCTGTAGGTGCTGCGGGTCAGGTCTTGGATCATGTGCGGCGGAACGCGAAACGCCCTGCAGATCTCGATGACCTGGTACTGCCGCGTTTCCAGGTACTGGGCCGCTTCGTTGCTTCCGCTGAGCTCCTTGGCCTTCACGCCGTTCGGGAGGACAGCCGTGCGGAAAGCCCTGTCGGCGCCGCGGTGCATGCGCTCCCAGGATTCCCGCAGACGTTCGGCCGCTTCGTTTGGGATCGGGTTGTCGCTCTCGAGGACGACGCCAGGTCTGGCGCCGTTTCCGAAGAAAGCGCCGCCGTGTTGCTCGAGTGCCCGCGCGAGAGCGATGGCGTCCCGGCAGACTGTGGTGGGCATCACGCCGTTGATGCCGTCGAGCGAGAGGAACCGAAGGTGGAAGATCTGGTCCTGGCGGTAGACGGTTTCCTTGCCTGTGCCGCCGGGCTCACGGTATCGGTAGCGAAGGGCACCGTTCTCGACACGCTCGACGGTCATGTTGGACGGGTGGAGCGGCTTCATCTCAGCAACCGCACCGACACGCGAAGAGCCGATCACCTCGGCGAACGATTGCCCGTACAGGAGGTAGAGCGCGGTCATCTGCTCGCGGAACTCAAAGGCCGTCTGCCACGAGTTGGGCTGCCGGTGCAGCAGGCGGTAGAGCGGAGAGCTTTCTGCCTTAGCTCGGTCGCCGTTTCCAAGGCGCTCGTACAGGTGCAGCGGCAGACTTGCCACGCTCTCCGAAATCACCCTGACACAAGCCAGGAACGCGGAACACTGAAGCGCCGTCTCAGGCGTCACACGAACGCCCGCCACGGTTCGGTTCTCCGGCACCCAGTCCATGCCGCGCAGGTCGATCATGCGCCATTCTCGGCCAGACGCCACCTCGATCACGTCGCCGCGGAGTGTGTCGCTCATAGCACGAGGATGTCCCAGTTTTTATCGGCGGGCTTGGCAGTCGCCGCCGCGTGGAGGCCCAGCCCCATGACCAGGGCGACAATGCCGTCGATCCGTTCGGTGCTCTTGGCCTTCGATGGCTTGATGTTGCCCATGTGATCCGTCTGCACTGCAACGTTCCCGGCCATCCAGTCCATCACAGGGCTCTGGCACCGGAGGCGTTCCGACAGCACGAGGTTCTCGAGCTGCTTGGCAGGGGATGACATTGAGCCATATCCCTGCCCAAAACCTACGATTTGCAGCCCTTCTCCTTGAAGTTGCGTAGCCAGTTGCGTGGCATTCCAGCGGTCTATGGCGATCTGACGAATGTTGAACTGCTGGGAAAGGGCGACGATGTCTCGCTTGATCACGTCGTAATCGGTCACATTGCCATCTGTCGCACGAATGTGCCCATCCCTAATCCAGCTGATGTAGTCGATCTTGTCCCTGGTTGATCGCTCTGCCGCATTGGCCTGCGGAACCCAGAAGTAAGGGAGCGCGTCGAATGACCCGTCGTACGCTTGGCTGACAAGTACGAATGCCGAGAGGTCGTAGGTGCTGGCAAGGTCGAGGCCGGCATACCACTCCCGCTTGGCCAGGTCGTCACGCAATGGCTGAGAGCACTTGGCCCAGGCGGCCGGCGACAGCCAGCGGACATCGGAGGTGGTCCAGACGTTGAGCCGGTAGCGGAGGAAGCTGTTCAGCTTTGAGGGGCTGGCGTCCGCCTCCCTGGCGTCTGCCGCAAATGACTCCAGCGTGATCGTCTCGCCCAGCGAAGGGTTAGCCATCTTCCACACGCGCTCGTCCTTCCACGAACCGTCTGATCCACACTCGGGCGGAGCAGCGTAGATGCAGCCAAAGAATGCCGGGTCGGTTTCCGGTTTGGCGATGCAGCGTTCGGCGTAGGCGTGCTGCTCCCAGCAGATGCTTTTCCGGTCGTATCCTGCCGTCGTGATAGACAGAAGCAGCGGTTGCCGACGAGCCGCGCCGCCGTATCGGAGCGCGTCCCACAGGCGGCGGTCCCGCTGGGCGTGCAGCTCGTCAAAGAGCAGGGCGTGGATGTTGAGACCCTCGGCGCGGAACGCGTCTGCACTGAGCACGCGATAGAACGAGTTGCTCGCCTTGTGCACGATGGTCTTTCGGCTGTCGATCACCTCGAGGTGTTTGGAGAGGGCAGGGGAGGCACGCACCATCGACGCTGCCTCACGGTAGATGATGCCGGCTTGCTCACGGTCACAGGCCGCACCGTACACCTCGGCGCCCGGCTCGGAGTCGAAGGCCGTCATGTAAAGCGCGATGCCGGCGAGGGTCGTGGACTTGCCCTGCTTCTTGGGCAACTCGATGTACCCGACACGGTGCTGCCGCGTGCCGTCGGGGTTCAGACGCCCGAACAGTTCCCGAAGCACGTGGTGCTGCCAGGGAAGCAGGAGGAACGGCTTGCCCGCGTTCTGTCCCTTGGAGTGCCGCAGGATTTTCTCGAAGAACGCGACGACTCGTTCGTACTTCGCCTGCCCCTCGGGCGTCAGTTCAGGCGCCGTGGAGCTTGAAGAACTCTTCGACTTCGTCGGTCGGCTTCTGCTCTTTGCCACCGATGCGTGCTCTCGAGGAAGGCGTCAGCCCAAACTCGCTCATTAGCGTGGACTGCAGTGCCACTAATCCGCGGTACAACGGGCCGGCTGGGTTTGGTTTCACCCCTCCCAGGTCGGTGTGCATCACCGGCCCGCCGGCGCGCAAGGCCAGGAGGCAGGACTGCGCCGCAGAGAACACTTCACAAAGCGTGGCAAGCGCTTCGCCATCGGACATTGTCAGCGTCCCAAGGCTCTGCAGGATCGGGACAAGCTCTCGCCACTTCTCGACCGCGACAGTGTCGGGGAGCAGGCGCGGTGGCATGTCTGGCACACCGGGCGGGGATGGCAAGTCAGGCCGGATCTTCCGCTTGCCGCGGTTGCCGAGCAGCTTCTTGACTGCCGCTGGCTGAGGCGGTCGGCCGTTGCGAGCCATTGGAAAACCTTGCTGACTTTTGCGGACACGCACACCCCTCTAACGACAGGGGTTTATTAGGGAAACAGTGCTGAAGATTTTCTAGGCCCCCATGCTGGTAGAAATCATGGGTTAGCCACCACTTGCATAGGCAGCCTAGCTTGCCCGTCCCATTGATCGCTCTTGATTGAGTTGCACAGGAAGCAGGCACACCGCACGTTATGCCAATCGTGATCGCCGCCTTTGCTTAATGGAATTGGATGGTGGTCTACGGTTGCTGAGCGTGGATCGTCCACACGAAAGACCTTATGCGTTTTTGCTCCGCATACGTGGCACTTCCATTTGTCACGCACAAACACATCCATTGGCCGAACGTCAGGATTAAAGAATCCTCCGTATGCACGGCATCTCTTACGGTAGCTGCCGTACATCTTCTTGTGCAGTCTTTTAGCTTCTTTCTTGCACTCACTGCATACAGGCCGCCCAAAGGCCGTAGCGTCAGGGACAACGCGACCGCATTTGCACGCCCTTTCGCCACGCCATTGCTTCGTGCACGCGTACGAGCAAAACCTCTTTGACCCTGCGTTGCACTCGCTGCCGCAGTGCTGGCACTTAGGGCCGCTCTTGCGGTTACGTTGCTTTCGTGGGCGAGGCCTTTGCTGTTCCCAGTCATAGGCC